CCATTAGCAATATTTGGAGTTAATAAAAATAATTCTTCAATTTGGTTGATGGCTACAGAAGGTTTAAAAGAAGTTGAAAAACCTTTTTTAAAACAGTGTAGAGAACTAGTAAATTTTTTAGCAAACAAACATAAAATTCTTTGGAATTATGTTGATTGCAGAAATGAACTTCATATCAAATGGTTAAAATGGTGTGGGTTTAAATTTTTAAGAAAAGTAAATTATGGAGTATTAAATCAACCTTTTTATGAAATTATAAAAATATGTGCATAGAACCAACAACAGCATTGACGATTGCTTCAATAGCTTCAGCAGGTATTCAATACCAAAACACAGTAGCTCAACAAAAAGCACAACAACAAGCTCAACAAAGACAAAACGAATTAGCTCAGAGAAATGCAATAAATCGTTATGCTTCTGAAAGTTTAAAAATAAGACAAATTGCTGACCAAACAGCTCAAAAAGGATTTGAAGCAAGTAAAAAAACTAGGTCTGCACAAGCTCAATTTATAGCACAAGCTGGTGATGCTGGGGGTCTTGCAATGAGTGGTTCGACTGAAGCTCTAATGGCAGATTTTTATAGAGTTAAAGGTAATTATGATAATTCATTAACTAATAATTTAGGAATAAATGTATCTCAATATAGAAGAAATTTAGAAGCAATTCAATTTGGTCAAGAAAGTCAAAGCACTTATGTAACACCACCAAACCCTGAACTTGCTTTTGCAACAGGAGTTTTAAATGTTGCTAATACTTATTATGGATTAGAAGCTGAAAAAGCTAACAGAGGTCTTCAAACAAATAGACAAAAAAATAGAAATAGACAAGAAGTAGAAGGTTTACGTGGCTAAAAAATCATCAAGAACTCCTATAGGTTTAAATTTAACTCCTGAATTACCTGAAGTTGCTTCTAGAGATTTTAATTTATTTTATCCACCACAGAAAGAACCAGAGATTGCAGGTCTTAAAGAATTTACTTCTGCACTTGATAATTTTATTAACAGTGGTGGAACAAAAGCTGTTCTTGAAAGTGAAGCAGAAGATAAAAAAATTAATTCTGCACAAGCTCAACAAGATTACTTACAAAATAAATTAGCATTTAAAGAAGCTATAAAAGCTGGTCAAATAGATGTAACAGCTAATCCATATTATTTAGAAAAATATAAAGAGCTTACTTTAAATTCTTATGCTTCTGAATTTAGTTCACAATTAAACAAAGCATATCAAGACCAAAAATTAGTAGAGGATATAAGACCTAATTCTTTTGATAATTTTTATAAAAATGAATTAGGAAAATTTATAAAACAAAAAGAATTAGGAGCTTTTAATCCTCTTGATTTAGAAAAAGGATTTTTTAAAGAAACTTCTGCATTTAGAAATCAATTTGAAAATAATCATAGGTCAGCTCAATTAACAATATTTAAAGAAAAATTTAAAGACAGAGTAAAATCTAAAATTGGTGGGATTATAGAAAAATATAAAAATCTTGAAAATAATGTTTTTGCTGGAACTGATGCAGGTTACAATAAATATAACTTGATGGCAGATGAAATGAATAAATCAATAGCTGACATAATTGATTTGAATAATGATGGTAGAGAAACCATTGATATTGTTTTTGAAGGTATAAAAGACTGGGTAATGTCAACAAGTGATTTTGAATTAGCTAAAAAGATTGTAATTGAATTACCAGAAAAATTATTAGGTGGTACAAACAGTATTGAAAATATTGGTAGAATTAAGTTAGAAAAAGACAGATTATTTGATGTTTTAGTTGATAAATCTGCTGAAAGAACTAGTAAATATAATCAATTAACTAAAGGTCGTAGAGAACAAGAACAATTAAATACATATAATTTTTTAACTCAAAAAGTTAGAGAAAATCCTGATTTTGATGTAACCGCTTGGTTAAATGACCCTAAAAGAACAGGTTCAGAAAAACAAGGAGCTTCTGATTTTTTAAAAGATTTACAGTTTGATAGAGGTAACACTGACAATCCTGCTGTTTTAAGAGAAATTGATATGAAAATATATGAAGGTGACATAGGTGTTTATAAATATATCCTAGACCAATTTAATCAAGGCAATATAAAAAACGATACTAAAAATAAATATTTAAGTGAGTACGTTTCTGATGCTCAATCAGGTAAATATGATGAAGCATTACAAAATGATTATATAAGAAAATCTTTAACAAGAATTGATAAAATAATTTCTACTGAAAAAGGCGGAGATAGTTCTCTTGAAGCATTGGAATTTAGAACTATTATGACTAGAAAATTAAGAGCTTGGTATAAAGATAATGCAAAAAATTATAAAACACAATCTGCTTTAGATGATGCCTTAGAAGCATACTACAATAAAACTAGAGATGATTTAAAGAAAACAGGTGAGTTTGGAAGTTTATTTGGAAAACTTGAAAAAACTTTCACTAGAGGTCTTGGTAAAAACATTGTTGAAAATTTTGATATAAGATTAAAAGAAAAAGAAGAAGAAGAAAGAATACAAAAAGAATTAGAAATAGAAAGAAATAAAGGCAAAAGAGATGATGAAATTCAAAAACTTTATGATTTAAAACAAAAAGAAAAAAAGAAATATAAAAGTCCTGCTGAAGCTAAAAAAGCTGAAGAAATTAAAAATGAAAAAGAAGCATTAGAAGTAATGAAAAATCCTATTACAGGTTTGGTAAGAAAAGCATTTGACCCAAATTTCAATAAAGAAAATAAATAATATATGGTACAAAGATATGAACTACCTAATGGTAAATACATTGAGGTAGAAGAAGATTTTATTGGGTCACAAGAAGAAAAAGAATTATTAGAACAATTTAATCAAAGACAACCAACCCAATCAGCTCAACCAATAAAACAAAATAATGTTGTACCTGAAGGTAAAGAAAATAATTGGTTGTATGATACTGTTGTAGTTGCCCCTTACGAAGGTGCTAGAAAGTTTATAAATTCAACAGGAAGATTAGTTGAGGATTTAGGTGACACTTTAGGAGAAGCCACAGGTATTTATGGTGTAGCTTTAGGAGAAAAAGCAAATAATGGTTTAATTGAGCTTGTTTCTTATGATGAAGCTAGAGCTAAAGGTATTAAAGACCCAATATTTGGTGAAGCAGGTAAAAAAGATTTTAATGCAATAAGAGGTTTTTTCTACAACCCATCAAAGCCAGAAAATGACAACAATACTACTAGTATGATTGGTAGTTTTGTTGAGGCAGGTACTCAATTTTTATTGGGCTATGCTACAGGTGGAAAAATATTAAAACAATTAGGAGCAGTAGCTCCAGTAACTACAGCTCAAAAAATAGCACAAACAACAACTCAAGGATTTATTGCAGATGTTGTAGCTTTTGATGAAAATTCAGGAAGATTTGCTGATGTTGTTACAGAATTTGCACCAGAATTTGGAAATACTTATTTAAAATATCTTCAAACCAATAAAGATGACACTTGGTATGAAGGAAGATTAAAAAATGGATTAGAAGGCATTGGACTTGGTTTAATGGCAGAGGTTCTTTTTAAATTAGCCAAAGTTTCTAAAAATAGAATTATCGAAGGATATAATAAAGATAATTTAAAAGCTGACGAAGTTATTATTAGTAAAGCACAAGAAGCAATAATTGGTGTAAAAAGTCAATTAGACGAAGCTAAAACAATCGGTGAGAAAATGAAGATTGTTAATGATGCTTTAGAAAATGTAGATGGTTTAAATCCTAAACCTAAAAAAATATCAAGAGAAGAAAAAGTAATATTACTTAATAAAATTGCACAAGAAGATTTACTAGTAAATTACGACAAATGGAAAGCAGGAGAAATATCTGCTGAAGAAGCATTTAGTATTCCTAGAGCTTGGATTAATCTTGATACGTTTGATAAAAAATTAACAACACAAGAATTAATTAATACAACTACTTCAATTATAGAAGCAGTTAAAAAAAGTTATAATACAGTACAAAAGAAATTTTCTGATGAAGTTATAAAAAGAAAAGCTATACTTGAGTATGGTGGAGATATAAATAAAGTTTATAAAGATTTTGCTGATTTAACAAAAACATTTGAAGAAAAAGAAATTGCACCTTTAATATATCAACACGAGATAACATTAAATTCTTTAGTAAATATGTTAGCTCCAATGGTGCGTGAAAGTAAATTAGGATTACGACCTGCAAAAGAAATAGACCAATTAATAGATTTAATTGGTGCTATGCAAAATAATCGTAGAATTATTGCAAGTGAATTTGGTGGTGGATTAAAAACTTTTGGTCAAACAAAAGAAGAATTTATTAAATCAAACATTCTTCAAGAAAATTTAAGAAAAGCTGTTGCGGAATTTGAAAATTTTAGTGCTAAAGACCCTAAAGCTAAAGAAAAACTTTTAGATAAATTAGCTACACTAGATAAACCTGATGTAACTAGAAGAATAATAAATTTTGTATTTAGTAATAAAATTTGGGATATAGCAAACGAAGTTTGGATTAATGCTTTATTATCTAACCCAAAAACTTTAGGAATAAATGCTGTTTCAAATGCAATAACAGCTATTGCTAGACCTATTGAAGATGTAATGGGTTCTAAAATATCTGCTTGGTTAGATGGAGATACTTTAGCTAAAAAAGCAGTTTATGAAGGACAAATTAAAGAAGCAAAAGTTACTTTTGCAGGATTATTTAGTTATTTAAGAGATGCAACTAAATATGCTGGTGTTGCTTTAAAAAACGGTGAACTAGTATTAGATGCAGGAACAAAAGTTGATACTGCAACTTCTAAATCTACTGGCACAGGATTAACTGGACAAATAATTAGAACACCTACTAGAATTTTAAATGCAACAGATGAATTTTTTAAACAAATTAATTATAGAGGAAAATTAGAAGCACTTGCATTACAAGCTGGTGAAGCCAGAGGATATAAAGGAAAAGATTTAGATAATTTTATTAAAGAATATATTAGACAAGGTTTTGATGAACAAGGTTTAAGAGCAACAAATCTTGAAGCATTAAAATATGCACAAGAAAATACTTTTACTAATGAACTAACTGGATTTGGTAAAAAGTTTCAAGATGCAATAAATACTTATCCAGTATTAAAACAATTTTTTCCATTCGTAAGAACACCTTTTCAAATAGCAAAAGCTATTGCAGATAGAACAGTTGGGGGTCTTACTTATAATCTTGACCATTTATTACTTAGGTCAGGTGACCCTAGAATGATTGCTAAAGTTTGGGGTCAAACTGCAATGGGTGGAATATTATTAGCTTCTGCTACAGCACTATATCAACTTGGAATGATTAGTGGTTCAACAAATTACAAAGGTGATGGTAAATCATTAAATAAATATAGTGATGCAGAATTGATAAGACTTAAAAAATCAGAAACTAATTTTAAACCTTATTCATTAAAAATTGGAGATACTCAAATTCAATTTGGAAGATTAGACCCTTACGGTGCTTTCTTTGGAATAGTTGCAGATTTTATGAATATTAGAGACAGACTAACTCAAGAACAAATTGAAAGAGTTGGTGCTGATATGAATTTATTTTTAGCAGGACAAATGGACACTAATCCAATTTCTTTTGCTGATAAAGCATTAATAAATGCAACAGCAGGTATTAATTCTTTACAAACAAACATTTTAAATAAAACTTATTTTCAAGCAATACAAGAGATTATAGATGCATTATTTGACCAAGATGCTGAGACTGCAAGTAAATATTTTACAAATAAAGCAGGAAGTTTTGTTCCAAATATTATCGCTAAAATTAATAACGACCCATATTTAAGAGATGCACAAGGTATTATTGATGAAGTTATTGGTAAAAGATTAGGTATAGGTACACCACCATCACCAAAATATAATTTTTTAGGTGAACCTCATAAAGCTAGTGATGAAGATACAATACAAAGATTTTTCAATAACTTTCTAAATCCAGTTTCAATAGGTAATAAAACTAATGACCCAGTAGTAATGGAGATTTTAAGATTAGGAAAAGCTCCAACAACTTTAAAGAAATTTCAAGATGGTGTTGATTATACTGAATATAAATTTGGTAAAAACACAGCTTACGACAGAATTAATCAATTATTAAATACTACAAAAATTGAAGGTCTAACTATTAAAGAAAAATTAGCACAAGTCATACAATCAGAAGATTATCAAAATTTAACTGACCCAATTAAATTAGCTCAAGGTATTGCTGATGATGGAACTAAATATAAAAGAATAAATTATATTTATGAAATTTATAAAACTAAAGCTGAAACATTATTTGAACAAGAAAAAAGTAACTACAAAAATATAAATAATCCTGACAGAAATCTTTTTAACGATGTTCAAAAACAAAAAAGAAATAAACAAGTAATAGGTGGAAGTAGAGACATTGATAGACTTCAACCATTAATTAATTTTTACCAACAATAACTAATGCCATTATATTCGCAAGTTACCTATACAGGTAATGGAAGTACTACTTCTTATGCAATTCCATTTTCTTATATTGATAGTACTCATATTAAAGCATTTTTAAATGGAACTATAACAAATGCTTTTACTGTTAATGTTGCAACATTAACTTTTACTACTGCACCAGCTAATGGAGTTACAATTAGAATTGAAAGACAAACTCCTGTTGATGTAAAATTAGTTGATTTTAGTGATGGTTCTGTTTTAACTGAAGCAGACTTAGATAGAGCTACAAATCAAAACTTTTTTATTTCACAAGAAATTACTGACGACCAAGCAAATAATTTATCTTTAGACACAGACGACAAGTACAATGCAAACTCAAAAATAATTAAAAATGTACTTAACCCAGTTAATGCCCAAGACGCAGTAACTAAAAATTATTTAGAAAACACTTGGCTAACAACTGCTGACAAGGCATCAATTATAAATTTAAACTCAAACATAGCTAGTGTTAATGCAGTCAATTCAGCTTTAGCTAATGTTAATACTGTAGCTTCAGATTTAAATGAAGCAGTATCAGAAATAAATACAGTTGCAGTAGATATTGCAAATGTAAATAGTGTTGGAACAAATATTGCTGACGTAAATACACTAGCATCAATATCAAATAACATTTCTACAGTTGCAGGAAACAATGCCAATGTAACAATTGTTGCAGGAGCCAATAATAACATTACAGCAATTGCAAGTCAGATTTCTCCTACAAATAATATTTCTACAGTTGCAGGTGCAGTTGGTAATATTTCTACAGTTGCTTCAGCTAATACAAATATTGGTTTAGTTGCAGGTCAAATATCTCCAACTAATAATATAGCTACTGTTGCTGGTAATATTGGAAATATAAATACTTTAGCACCGATAAGTAATTCTATTTCTACAGTTGCAGGTATTTCAGGAAATATAAGCACCGTAGCTAACATAAGTAATTCTATTACAACCGTTGCATCTAATGTAAATAACATAACTACAATAGCTAACGATATTCAAAAAGTTATTACAACAGCGAATGACCTTAATGAAGCAGTATCTGAAATTGATACAGTAGCGAATGCGATTGCTAATGTAGATTTGGTTGGAAACAATATTGGAAATGTTAATTTAGTTGGTGGCTCTATTGCGAATGTTGTTACAGTTGGCAGTAATATTGGAACAATCAATAATTTTGGCGAAAGATACAGAGTAAGTGCTTCAGCTCCTGTTTCAAGTTTAGATTTAGGAGATTTATATTTCGACACAACTGCAAACACCATGAAGGTTTATTCTTCAGGTGGTTGGATTAATGCAGGTAGTTCGGTGAACGGTACAGCAGATAGGTTTAAATATACTTCACAGGCAAATCAGCTTATATTTACAGGAGTAGACGATAACTCAAATACATTATCTTACGATGCAGGATTTTTAGACGTTTATCTAAATGGTATTAAATTAGTAAAT